TATATGGATATAAGCCAAAGATTGCTCAAAAGACTCTTATGAGAAATAATCCAGACATTAAGAAAATTACAGATCGAGGTACAGGAGTTAAAATTGACATGAAAGAAGATGCACAAGACGAAAAAAGAATGATGCGTTCTCAGCTCATGTTTATGGCGTATGCTGCAAAAGAGATTGCTGCTTACCTTGATCGAATTAATGATCCAGAAGAGTGGTATCAAAATAAGATGGCTACTACTCATTCAATGATGAAGACTCTTTACTCTTATGCACAAGGTCAAATGCAAGCAATGGCTGCCGACCGTGATGATATCATGGCTGGTTACTACGGAGAAGATTTTAAAATCGATGGTCGAAGAAGAGAATTTAAAGAAAAGCTTCGTAAACTTGCATATGAAAAGTATGGTAAGAAAAAGGTCGACGCAATCGATAAAGAAGAGAAAAACGAAGCCACGTCTCTAAGAGATATTAAGAACAAAAAAGAACGTGACGAAAAGAAAAAGAAAGATGGTGGTGAGACTCGACATCAAAGAATCAAGCGTAAAGTCTATGGCAATATGATGGGTGGTCTTAAAGATGATTTAGACGAAATTAAACTTAGCGAATTATCACCTGCGCTTTTGAAAAGATATCAAGATAAAGCCATAAAGCAATTTAAGCAATCTGATAAAAAGAGAAACGATCCTGGTTATACTGATGCAAAACGTAAAGAGCATGACAAAAGAGCTAAAAAAAGATGGAAAGGCTCACAATCCGCAGCTCAAAAATTTAAAGACCGCGGTGGATATAAAGCATTACCAGCGGGCGTGAAAGAAGAAGTTCAACCTATTGAGGAAGCAAACTTTAAGCCTGGTAATCTAAAGCTTAAAGATGGTAAGACAGTTAAGATTTCGATGGATGACGCAAAGGCGATCACTGCAGTAATGAAAACATTAAATCCTAAGAATCGCAAAGAAATGGAAATGCGATTAATGGCAGATAAGAAAGGATTTGATGAAATCATGGCGTTTGTGCAGGCAGCAGGTATCTAATGGCTTGGGTTGCCGTAACAAATTCAAATGGTCTTTGGGAATACGATAATGCTGCTACTGCGGCGGACCCAGACACCTATGATGATATGAATGGTACGGTAACGGCCGGTATTAGATCGTTTACACCAACTGGCGGGAATACGCAGTATACTTACATTAAATGTAGACGAACTGGGACAACACAGATTCGAGGTGAACTGTCAAAAAACTATTACGATAACCAGTAATTAGTAAATGTATAAATAAGATTTAAGAAGAAAAACAAGGGTAAACAACATGAAATTAATTACCGAAGTAAATGAAAGTTGTGAAGTAATTTCTGAGCTGAATGAAGAAACCGGCAAGAAGTCGTTCTTCATTGAAGGCGTTTTTATGCAAGGTAATATCAAAAACCGAAATGGTAGAATCTACCCTAGTGATGTTCTCGAAAAAGAAATGAATCGTTATCAAAAGGAATTCATTGAGACTAAGCGCGCTCTTGGCGAGCTCGGTCATCCTGAAGGTCCACAAATCAATGGTGAGAGAGTTTCTCACTTGATTACTGAAATGAAAAGAGAAGGTAACGACTTTTACGGGAAAGCAAAAATTCTTGGTACACCTTACGGGGAAATCGTAAAGACTCTTCTCGACGAAGGTGTTAAGATCGGAGTCTCGACTCGCGGCCTTGGTTCTGTTAAAGCTAAGAATGGAGTGATGGAAGTACAAGGTGATTTTCATCTTTCGACAGTTGATATTGTCACTGATCCTTCTGCACCTAACGCCTTTGTTAACGGTATTATGGAAAATGTAGAATACTATTACGATATTGCTTCTAATGCTTGGCTCCCACGGGAAGCTCAAGAAGAAGTTGCTGAAGTGGTCGAACAAATCACGAAGCAAGTTCATAAGAAGTATAATAGAATAGTGAACAAAATTGACGAACAGACAGCAGCTAAACTCTTCCAGAAGTTTATTAAGACGCTGCAAAAGTAAAAGATTTATAAATAGTTTGCAACAATTCAATTGTTACATAAAAGGAGACTAAATATGGCAGATGATCAAAACAAGGTTGTCACTGACGAGGAGGTTCTCGAGAGTGCAACAGAAACTGTTGAAGAGCAGGTTGAGTCTGTTGAGGAAGTCACCGCAGAAGAGCAGCAAGAAGTAGTAGCTGAAGCTGAGGAGCAAGTAGAAGTTGTAGAAGAGACTGAGGAAGTTACCGAAGTTGATCCTACAATTGCTTCTATCTTCGAAGGTGTTGACCTTTCAGATGAATTCAAAAATAAAGTATCAGTCGTTTTTGAAGCTGCAATCAACGAGCAAGTTAAAGAGAAAGTCACGGCAGTCGAATCTCAGTTGCAAGAGCAACTTGAAGCAGAGCTTCAAGAATCTCTGACAACTAAGGTAGAAGAGATTGTTGAAAATCTTGACAAGTATCTTGACTATGTCGTTGACGAGTGGATGGCTGAAAACGAGATTGCTATCGAAGCTGGCATTAAAGTTGAAATGGCAGAATCTTTGATGAGCGGTCTTAAAGATCTATTCGAAGAGCATAACATTGACGTAGACGATGAAACTGTTGATGTAGTAACTGGCTTGGAAGAGCAGGTTGCAGCATTTACAGAAAAGGAAAATGAGCTTGTAAATAGCAACATCGAGCTCGCACAGCAAATTGCAGATATGAAAGCTGAGAAAGTCTTTGAGGAAATGACACAGGACCTCACTGTTTCTCAACAAGAAAGAATGAAGACTCTTTCTGAAAAGCTTGACACTGCGGATCTGGAGTCTTATACTACTAATCTTCAGACCATTAAAGAATCTTTCTTTGCAGAGACATCTGTGAAAAAGGAAGAACTGATTGAAGAAGAAATCGCTCTGGAAGAGGAAGAAATTAAGCGTCCTATTTCTGACTATTCTTCGGTCAATGCTCTTGTAGAGGCACTCAACGCAAGAAAAACCAACTAAAATTAGTTTTTTATAAATAAAACAGTAACACAGTTTAATAACAAGGAGATAGAATAATATGTCTGAGACAAACTATCAAGCGCTTGTGGAAAAGTGGGGGCCAATTCTAGAGCACGAATCTTTTTCACCTATCAGCGATCAACACCGCAGATCTGTAACTGCGACTATTCTTGAGAACACAGAGCGTGCTCTTCAGGAGTCTGGTGACCTTTCTGCTAACATGAGCTCTCTGCTTTCAGAAGCTCCTCTTAACCAAGTGGGATCTACTGGTGGATTTACATCTGGTTCTGCCGATGGCGGCCCCGGTGCAGGTTACGATCCAGTACTGATTTCTCTCGTTCGTCGCGCAATGCCAAATCTGATTGCATACGACATCTGTGGCGTCCAGCCAATGACTGGTCCTACGGGTCTCATCTTTGCAATGCGATCTCGCAAGTCTACTCAGCTTGGTGCTGAATCTGGCTACGCTGAAGCAGATACTGCTTTCGCTGGTACAGGTACACACACAGGTACAATCCCTGTCGCTGATGCTGCTAACACTACATTGTTCGAGACTGGCACAGGTATGACTACCGCCGCTGGTGAAGATCTCGGTGATGGCGGTACTTTCGCAGAAATGGCCTTCTCTATCGAGAAAGTAACTGTTGCTGCTAAGACACGTGCACTGAAGGCTGAGTACACCACTGAATTGGCACAAGACCTGAAAGCAGTTCATGGTCTGGATGCCGAGACTGAGTTGGCTAACATTCTCCAGTCTGAGATCCTTACTGAAATCAACCGTGAAGTTGTTCGTACAATCTACACCACTGCTGAAGTTGGTGCAGGTAATACTGCTGCTTCTGGTGTATTTGATCTCGACGTTGATGCTAACGGCCGCTGGTCTGTAGAGAAGTTCAAGGGCCTGATGTTCCAAGTTGAGCAAGAAGCTAATGCAATTGCTAAGGCTACTCGCCGCGGTAAGGGTAACATCGTAATCTGCTCTTCTGACGTGGCTTCTGCCCTTCAGATGGCTGGTGTACTGGATCACACTCCAGCACTTAACAGCAATGCCCTGGAAGTTGATGACACAGGTAACACCTTCGCTGGTGTACTGAACGGTCGCTTCAGAGTTTACATTGACCCATACGCAGGTGCTAACTACATGGTTGTAGGTTACAAGGGTTCTAGCGCATTCGATGCTGGCTTGTTCTACTGCCCATACGTACCTCTGCAGATGGTCCGTGCAGTTGGTGAGAACACTTTCCAACCGAAAATCGGATTTAAGACTCGCTACGGCATGGTTGCTAACCCCTTCGCTGAAGGTCAAGCAACTGCTAACAATGCTGCTGGCGTCGGTCTTGGTGCTCTTACAGCTAACGTTAACAAGTACTACCGTAAGGTACGCGTTACAAACTTGTTCTAATAACAAGAAGCCCTTTCAAAGGGGACGCTTTAAGGGAGGCTTCGGCCTCCCTTTTTTTACGTCTAAAACATGCATATGTCACTCGGAAGATTGGTCCAGATACTCCACACTGGATCATCTTCAGAGGCTTCAAACTCTACGGCCGCTGAAAATTGAACTCCGTGTTCCATTTCATGTAACTGACTCATCACCCAACGAGTTCGAAGGATAGTCTCTGCATTATTCGTAGGCGGTGGTTGATCTTCTATTGGATCCAAACAAAAACATCCACCAGTTGTTCCCAGTGGTACTGATTGCCCTTCGTATTCACCAGTACCTTCGCCGAAAGTACATCTAGCATTGTAGTCTGAAAATCGACCCGTTGGTAAATCGGCATAAGTCATGATTGTACCAAACCCACCATAGATACCCTCGTAATCAGGATTATCTGCTTGTGGATTATACCCTTGTATGTGGTGACCATACGAATATTCAAACAAACCATAATCGCTTCGTATATCGTCATAGTGATGCTGAGCACCAAGTAAGTGTCCTATTTCATGGGCGAATGTCTCGTGCGCACGTTGATAATAACGTGTAACTGCATATTCTTGGAACACTGTATTATGGAAACACTGTAAAATACCTCTCGTCTTATCAATACCACGAGTTGCATCTAAGTTAGCAACACCACACGCAATAGGCTCTTCAGGTTTCTTTTTAAATAGAAATACTAAGTCTGCTTCTGCTTCACGTTGCCATTGATCAAGATTTTGAAATTCATATCTCGCATTAAAGAATGCCGAGTATTGTCGATATAAATCACCTGGCGTCACGTCAACCATTACTATGCCTGCTCGACGAACAAGTGTATACGTACCTGACGACATATACATGTGGTTTGATTCGTAGATTTGTTTGTCGACGAACTCCTCTACAGTCATACCATCTCGATCTTCTTCAGTCAATGCAGTATCGACAACAAACAACATATCAATGATTGCCCTACCAGTATGTTCTGATTTTGGTTGATATGGAAAACTTACACCGGTTTTTTGTTTGACACCATCACACGTCAAATAGCCATATCGAGAATCATTATTGTCAGTTGCATCGGTAGGACAATCGTCGGGTCTTTCCATTTGTACAAAACACGATTGATCGAGGTGTACAGTACGCTCAGTATATGAACCACCTTCGCCGTCCGCATAATCTTGTAGTCTGTCTTCTGGTAATAAGTGATTGATATTTTCAAAGTGAGGATCGTATTCTTCAGGCGTCAATGTACCTGCGCAATAAGAATCGCCGAGAGGAGTGCCTGCTTCTGGGGGTGGTTCGTATCCGCATGATTCAGATTCAGGTTCGGTTACTTCTGTGTAAGATCCGCCTTCCCCGTCAGCATAGTCTTGTACTTTATCGAATTCACCAAGATTTTGTACGGTGTTGAGAAGTTCTTGAAACCGATCAGATGAGGCATTAGCACAATAAGGATCACCGAGCGGAGTACCAAATAAAGGCGGTGGTTCATAACCACATTCTTCTGAGTTTGGAGTTTCTTCTGTAGTAGATCCACCATTACCATCAGCAATGGTTTTGATGAGTGTCGTGCCATTGCACGATGTTTCTAAAATAGTACCAGCGTCGGGATTATTTGGAGGTGGTGGAGTTACTACTGTGGTTTCTTCGGCGGTTTCTGATCCACCTCCACCGCAAGCAACGAGAAAAGAAAACAGTAGACCCACGGCGACTTTGTTCATAATGTACCTCATGCTTATTAAAAAACATCAGTACATGATACCGCCATGAATCTACTGACTCAATTTTATTTATTCTTCGGTGACTGGCTTTTCGTCGCCGTCCCAATTCAAATCTGTCATAGACTTTTGCTTTTGGATTTGATCGAACTCGGTTTTGTTTTGAGCGAACTTTTTTACTCCGCCGAAAATACGATCCCAATTATCCTCGTAAGTTTTACGGTCTACTTCGATGGGTCTGGGCTTGCTTCCTTTGCCGGCCATTATGCTTCCTGTCGTACTTCAACTGCGTCAAGAAGTGTATCAATCGTTTCCATCTCATTCATGAGCTGAGTCATGTTTTGTTGATAGTATACTCGAGCGAGCTTACGAAGATACTTCTTAGGGATGCCCACGTCATCTTCGAGAGACTGCAGAGCATCCTTTTGAAAATCCCTTTCGGCCTGAATCCGAGTGAACGAGTTACTAATTTCTTCCATTGCACCTTTGATACGCTTACGATCTGCAGGGCTGCTTGGAATAATCACATCAGTCATAATATAAACTCCTTAGTTAAACTGCGCTAATGATTGATTGTATCACATTGAAAGTTTTTTGCACCAGAATTTTATTTTCTTCAAGCTCGAGATCTCCTTCGATTCGAGTCAAGTCAGTAAAATCTTCGACAAGTTCATGGAACTCCGATGGCGTAATATGCCCAGAGTCTACCATCTCTTTGTATTCTCTTACACGAGAT